TATCCCCACAGCAGCAAATAATTTATCTGCATATTTTTCTACTTGATCTAGATCTCTCTTGGAGATCTCTTCTGAAATGTATTCTTTAAATTTTTTCATTTTTTTCTGGATCAAATTCTTCAAAGGATAATACTCTTCTTCCTGTCCGATCTAATTTTAAATTTTTAATAGTTTTAAAATAACGCTCAATGCTTCTTATTATGTCTTTGTTTGACAACAATCTTACAGCACTCCCCAACCGATTCAAATAATCTTGAATCTGATCTTTGGTGGGTTTATTAACACCCAATGTAAAAAATTCTTTAAAGGTTTTCATTGTCCGCCTCGTTGTCTTGTTAAATATTCTTCATCTACGTGTTTTATGAATTGTTTCATGTATCTTTGTAGTTCTTCTGCTTCTTCATCATTATCAACAAAATTCATTTTACCTTTGAGTTTCATTTTGTCTTCAATCAATTCTGTGCATTCTGCATATGTAAATCCACGATATGATTCTAAATCACTATGAACTAAAAATACTTCATCCTCTTTACCATACACAGTATTGGTTGAAGCCCAGTATGTGTAAAACTTAGAATCTAACCACTTTGAATAACTCATAATCTCCCTCAATTAATTGCCCTCATTTTTTCTTTTTTATTTGCCATTTTTCTTTATACATCTCAACCTTATCAAAAACCCTAAGATGTTCTAACATAGAACCTACTGGAAGTATATCCTCTTTGAGTTTATGAGAAAGTGTCATAAGATCGCATGGGCCTTTCTTGAGTGTACCAAGAATCTTATCCTCAAAGGAAGTATATTCGTTAAATTTTCTCATATCCCTTTTGTCCTACTTTGCCATATTCATTGCAAAAGCTTGAGACTTCATAAAACCCTCTTTGGTCTTTATCATTTCCTCAAACTTCTTTTTGGTTGCTGGTTTTAGTGCATCATACACTTGAATCATTGCAGATGCAGTAAAGAGATCAACTCTTGCTTTTCCTTTTGGAAACATGAATATTTGATTTTGTTTATCCTTAACAATCATTTTTAGATTTTTGATAGTTGGTGGATATGCAACTTCGGCTTCATTAATCTCTGTTTCTTTTCCTAAAAACTCTTTTAAGGTTTTCATGTTACTTGTCCTCTAATTGATAATTGAATGCTTTTGTGTGACTTTTTGCTGGTTTTGCCATAGGTCTTAACCAAACATGAATCATATTTTCACCAGTAGGTGAAGGAAATTTAAAAGTTGGTTTTTCCTTTTTCATCTTATGATCATCGGTGGCATTTACAGGAAACTTTGCAAGTTTCCTTTTCTTGATTTCATCACTAACGTATTTGTCAAGTTTTTGTTGATAACTATATTCTTTAAATGTCTTCATGTTTCTTTTCTCCTACTGGCCAATTAGTACAGTATGGATGTTCTGGTACATTTTTCTTTTCCATCTTTGGTATTGGTAAAATGTTCTGAAGAGTCTCTTCCGTTGATTCTTCCTTATCAACAACATCTTCTTTATGATCTACTTTAGAGAGCGGACTTTTACTATCCATCCTTTGTAACCATCTTTTGTTTTGTATTGTAAAACTGTATCAATCGCATAATCTTTTTTAACTTGATGTACTAACGATCTGTTTATTTTTATAGTCTTTGATTGCTGCTTTGATCGCATCTTCTGCTAGTACCGAACAATGTATTTTTACTGGAGGCAAGGATAACTCTTTTACAATCTCTGTATTATTAATCTCCATTGCCTCATCTAATTTCTTATTTTTTACCCATTCCGTTGCAAGTGATGATGCCGCAATTGCAGAACCACAACCGAATGTCTTGAACTTCGCATCTTCTATTACACCAGTTTCCTCATTAACTTGGATCTGTAGTTTCATTACATCACCGCACTCAGGAGCACCCACCAGACCAGTACCGATAGAGCTGTCACTACTATCCATACTGCCAACATTTTTTGGTTTCTCGTAATGCTCAACAACCTTCTCCGAATATGACATTAATCTTCATCCCAAGGCAATAAATCATGAACACCTTGTTCTGCTAAAAATACTCTGTTCTTCCAATGTTCATCTTTTACATCATCTTTGTTTTGACCAGTATAACCTACAGCATGACCATTCTCACATAACCACTTGTTTACGTTTGTCCAACCACCAAATTCATGACCATCTTCTGTACAGTTGATCCAAATCTCCCCCAAGATTCTACCGAACTTTCCTCTTGAATCTGCTTCTGGGCATCTAACTTGAATTTCAATATCATCTCTGTCATCCATAACTGCCCAATGTACCCATGAGGATAGTGCGGCCTTGGATAACTTACCATAGATTTTTTCATTCTTGTGTCGTGTTCTTGATTCTGGTGTATCAATTCCTAGTAAACGAATTCTTCCACAAAACCTTACATCAAATCCTAAATCAATTACTGCATCAAGTGTATCACCATCAACAATCTTTTCTATTGCAGTTATGCTGTAAATGAATTCACAAGGTTCTTCGTTAATATATTCGGCCACTTCATCCTTTCTATATCGCTGCGACTAATTCCTCATCACAACCACATGGGTTATCAGTTGTGCATTCACAGGGATCACAAGTACAATCTTCGCATTTGCATTCTTCGTTATTACACATTTTATTTGTCCTTTGGTTTATTCATGGATCTTCTTCGTTCCACATCTTGTTTCTTTTTATCTTTTATCAATCGTTTTGCCATTTTCATAATCACTCCTGCTTTTTTCTTAACTATATCAGAAATCTTTCCACGTTCTCCATAACTTAACTCCGATTTACTTTTTGTTTTAAGTTTTGGATAATACTTTTTGACAATTTTCGCAATTGCAGCTTTTCTTGCACGAACTGCAAGCACTGCCGCAGATGCAGCCTTCTTTAATGAGATTAATCTTTTCTTAATGAATCCTGGCTTCTTTGCTTGCAATCTCATTCGGAGAGCCATTTTTCTGCGAGTTGCAGGATCTAACCCATGTCCACCCCCCGGCTTAGGTTTCTTTTTAAATGGATTTTTAAAAGAAAATTCGTTCAATGATTCTGGAATACCTACTGTTTCTCTAATTAATGAAAACTCATACAATTCGTCATCTGTAAGGAATTCACTTACTTCTTGAACTTCTTTTATTAATTGTGATATTTCTGCTTTTGATTCTTCTTGAATTTCTTCTTGAATTTTCATATTCATTCCTTTTGCTACTGCATTGTACAAATTGTGACAATCTTTTTCTGATGTTCCAGCAGGTAATCCCATTTTAAATACCTCATAATCTCCATCCTTAACTGCGCCTCTCATCTTTGATGCAGACATACCTTCAACCCCCTCTGCATCTGGATCTCTTTCTCCTGCTGAAATGACTTCTATTTGTTCAAAGTCATAGAAACCATGTTTGTTTTTTTCTCCATTATATTGATTTAATATCTTATTGAAATCTTGAACACGATCACTTCCGACAACCATTACCAACTTATTCCACCTACCCATATCATATAATTGAACTGCGACTTCTAATGCATTCCTTGCTTTTGATTTGATAAATGCTCTTCTGTGTTTTGGAAAAATCAGTTTCATGAAAACCAATTTCTGATCATGTTTGAGAGGATTTTTCTTTGAATCGTGAGACTGACTCATGAACACAAAATAATCACCTCTCTGTTTTGATGCGGTATTCTCCACAACTTTAATAAGTTTTTCATGGCCGATTGTTGGGGGATTGAACCGACCAAAAGTGAATACCGCTGTTCCTCCCTTTACTTCTTTAATTAAATTTTCGTAACTTTTCTTTCCTATCATTTTGCCCAATTCTTTGCAGCGGTAAAGTTTGCTTGTGAGAATTCAAGACGATCTACCAATTTAACTGCATCTCCCATTTGGTCTATTGCAACAAAACCCTCTGGTGCAGTTACACGATAACCATTGTCTGTACGAATGAATGTGTCCATAACCCCTCTTGCTTTTTCCAATTTACGAATTATCATATTCTTCGCATCTGTCAAGAGGTTTTGCATATCAAATATTGTTTTAAGATTCCCCTTGTTGGAAGTAAGGAAACTTATTAATTCATCTTTAATCTTTTGTTTTGCTTCTTTTGTTTTGAGGGTCTTTACACTATCTATGTTTTTTTGCATTTTGACACCTACATATTTAATCAATTCTTGCGAATGTTTAGAAGTATTGGAAATCTTCTGGCCTTCTCTAACCTTCACATTATTAAATGTTTTTATCAGAAGCACCACATCCTGTCTGGACATTAATTGTTTTGTGAAGTGTGAATTGAACTTGCTAAATGTTTTTCCTGCCTGAGACAGAACTGAGGTAATTGTAGAGGTTTCTGCTTTATTGAAATTGATTGTTCCAGATGTATCTTTATAGTCTGCATCCGTAAACCAGACATCGTTTGTCTTCGTGAGTCCTTTTATATTAGTATTGAAAGACGCCCGCATGGATTGTAACGTGTCTCCTGAGTAAGTGGTATGCCAGACAATACCCATTTTCGCTTTTTTGATTTTATCGGAACTTTCCTTTGGAACTGCGTATACGATTGTGTTGGGCTGGAAGGTGAGATACGATTTACCATCTATTGTCTCCGTTGAAAGATCATCTTGTGTAAACATCATATCTCCCTGTAGGACATCCGTTATTCCTAACTTTGGAAGATACTTGAGTGCAATTTTTAATTTTGAATTCAGGCCAGGTGCAGAATGGTTTGCATCTATATCTGCATCTGTATAATTGACTTTGGGAGTTGCATTGAAAACTCCTTTAGTTCCTACAAAGAACTTGTCGTTCTCTGGATTAATCCCTGCAAATATCGCAGGAGCACCATCCCATTTGACAGTCACATTGACACTTGACTTTGCATTTCCTGCAAGCATATCCCTCAATGACTGTAGGAAATTGATTGCAGCTCTTGTTCCATTGATACCATTATTCAATACCTCATCCTCTAGATGTTCTAGATGAAGATTCTTTCCTTCTTTTGCTTCTGTTAGATATTGTTTAAACGTAATCATCTTTCCTTAATATGCTATATTTCTTGGTGGTTGTTCTTTCTTCACAACTTCTCTTGTATAAATTTCTAACTCTGTAGAACTATCCCATACTTTTGTTGGCCAGTTATTATCTTTAGCATAATCTTTTGCAGGGAACATCTCCGCATCTTCAAAATTGTCTCTGAAATGTATTAGATGAACTTTTTTGATCTTAATATTATTGACTAATTGTTCATCCCACGAATCCTCTGTTGATCTTTTTGATTTTGCATAACCATAAAAAATATTCTCCATTGTTTTTTTATGTTTTTTAATGATTTTCTCTACACCATCAAAATAGTCTTTTATTACTACCCTTAATATTTTTCCATCGCCTTTTAGATGATGTTTCATGTTGCTCCAAATATCAAATGCAGCTCCTTGATCCTTTCCAAAATGTTTTGTCTGTTGTACTTCTTTGCCTTTTGGAAGATGTTTTTTAACAAGACCAACTATCAAAGTATTAAGATCCTTTTCTACTTTACCAAACTCGGGCCCAGTTCCATATCTTTGTGCATTTGCAAACCAAGACATTTCAACCCACCTTCTACCTGTCTTGTCTACTTCACTCATAATATCTGAACTTGCAGATACAACAACATCCGCATCCAT